CAAATTTCTTTTTGCTGTTCAATTAGAGCAGTGCCCCATCCATGACGTGCTAACCATAAAGCAGCTTCTTCCCAAGATTTCATATCTTTAATATCAGAGTGTAATTCCATTTTATTCTCCTTAAAGTATAAAGGGGAGGCAGTTTCCCACCTCCCCCTTGTAACTCAAGTTGTAACCAATTATTAACCGGTTTTTACTTGGACAGCGTAGGAATACTTCGTTGAGTCAAGCGCTGCATTAGAGTTAGTGGTGAGCGCCTTGAAGTCAAAGCGAGTGGAAAGATACATCGCCGTAACTTGCTGACGAGGCTCGTATTCACTCTCAATTTCCATACCACGACGTTCGGCAATCATGAAGCCAGGCTTGTAAACCAAGGCACCAATCTGACGACCGGAACCGCCAACGACATCCAAGAACTCAGTGATCTGAATCGGAATACCGTAGACCGCACCGACAGAACCCGTAAGATACGTGGCGTTCGGTCCGAACTTGTCGACCGTGCGGAAATCAGACGTAGTAACCAAGTTATTATAACCTTCAATCGTGGTCAAATAAACGAGCTGGTCACCGAGCTGAAGACCATACTTACCAAGAGAGCCGCGAGCAGAGGCGATGTCCGTAGGATCAACCTTATCGCTTGCAGAACCCGTAGTTGCCGTAAGAGAAGCGTCATTAGCCAACGTGGTAATGCCCTTCAAGACAGCTGCGTAACCGGTGCCTGCCGTAATGGCGTTAGTCGGAGCAGCCGTGAAACCGGTAAGGTTACCCCTACCACGAAGAATCGTCTTATCAATGGCGCGAGCCAAACGACGAGTTGCGGCAGCACGAAGGAAGTCAAGAAGCGGAAGAACCGTATCTTCTTCTTCGTCTTTCGCAAGATGCGTAGTGGCCATAAACTTATGAGGCGTAAAGGTCACTGCGCTGATGGTGTTCTGATTCGACGTCGGAACGTTCGTCGTGTCACCAACGCCCGTGGCGAAGGTGCCAGAAGCGAACTGTGCGACATCTCCATCAGTATCTTCATCTGCAACCGGGACACGGAAGTTTTTCGCATCAACTGCGATGCGGTTAAACATCGGAGCAATAACGAGCTGCTGTTCCATCTCCGTATAAATGTTGCTAGAGAAGTTAGAAAGGAACTGATCGACAGACGTAATAGCTTTCATACGAGAGCCAAGTTGTGTGTCGAACGGGTCTGCTTTATTCATGCACTTCGCAAGAAGGAAAGCATTTGCCATTTCTTTCTCAGAGAACTGCTGCGAACTGCGCTGATTCTCTTGGAAAACCATTTTGGTTTCGGTGAGGGACTTAACCTCATCCTTGTACTTAGAAATCTGAGCTTTAAGTTCCGCAAGCTCTTCGATTTCTTTCTTATAAGAAGCACCAGTTTCCTGGGCTTTTTCTGCCGCGTCCGACTCCTTCATAACAGCTTCGCCGGTCTTTTCAACCAACTTGGCTACTTCTGGTTCAGACACTTGTGCGACTGGTGCAGCTTTTTCTTCAATAACCTGCTCAGTCGTTTCTTCGATCTTCTCCGCACCTGCGTTAGAAAGATCAATGGTATCTACGACCTGTTCTGCCATAGTATCGTTCTCCTTTTTAAAGTATCCGTGAAGCTTAAGAGCCAGACTAATATTTGAATCTTCCTGTGCCTCACTAGTATTAAGCTCTAACAGAGCCTTGATTTTTTGAGTATAAACATGAGCAAATTTTTGCTCGATATCATTCCATTCTGACGATGGTGTTAGTTTTATGTTAATTAAAGTATTAAGTTTTTCTTGCTCTTGAGGATTTAAATTTGTTGAATCTTTAAACTTATAAAGATCAGCCTCTGAAGCATTACAATACTTATTAAAGTCTTCTTGTAGTGTTTCGGAAATTTCGCCAAAATCTTCAACTATAATATCAAATTTTGAACCGATGTCCCATGTATTAACAACAAAAATATTATCTGCGTCAACATCAACACTATTATCACAATCTTTACCTTGTAAGTCAACCTCTAAAAATTTAAAAGTTGGACTTTGGGCAGTTGCAATTTTTGTGACCTTGTACCTTACGTTATCGTATTTTACAAAGTTTCCATTAGATATTTGAGAAGCTTCCGTGGATAGAAGATTTAAAAATGGAATTGGTGTATTGGGGTCAAGATCAAAATCTTCCTCATCCTCCTCTTCCTTTCCTTCTATCTCTAACGATTCCTCTTCGTTTTTAATTTCAATCTCCAAGTCTTCACTAGAAGCTTCCGCAACAGGTAAAACTTGTCCTTGCCCTTCAGCATGAACTTTAGGAGCAGAATCTCCATTAGCAGATTCTTGTTCCGAGGGAGATAATGGACGCGTGCTTACATCAGCATCACTATCTGGGCCAACTGAATCATGAACAGCTACACCAACCATACTAATTTCATGAGTATGACCGTCGGCAGCTTCTAATACGCCATCCTTAATTTTATGTGCGTGATTAGCCATGTGAGAAGCGTAAGTAGTAACTCCATCACCTTTTTTGTCCATCTCAACTGTATGATAATGACCATCAGCAAGATCCGTAATTCCAGCCTTAATTTTAGCGGCTTTTTCTTCTTTAGTGGTACTTTCTTCAGACTTAAATGATTCAACAAACTTTGAGTAATCATCATCTGTCTCAAAACTTTTACGAACACTAAAAAGAGAGTCCTGATTGCAAGGAACACTTACAACAGAAATTTCTAGTAATTCAACGTCGGTAATATACATCGAGTCTTCATCTCGATTATATTTTCCATCTTTTACTTTAAATCCGACACTAAAACTCTTGAGAGCGCCGTCCTTAATCAGGGTCTGAATACCGTGGTTGTCTTCAGCAGCTTTACTAACAGCGGCTTCAACAAAAATACCCTTTTTATCCACAGTAATCTTATTTACTTTACCAATTGGGCAATCATGCTTATGTTGGTAAAGAAGGACCGGATTGCGTCTGAAGTTATCAACACCTTTAGCCCAAGCATCAGCAGTGACAATGTCACCGGCGCGATCTTTTGCTGTGGTGTTTGCATAACCAGCGATTTTGAGATTCTTATCTTGCTTAGATAAAGAAGCTTTCTCAATCTCACTACTTATAAAAAGCATTTTATCCTTCATCGCTTGTTCCTTCTTCGATTTGGTTTTCAGACTCTTCGTTGGGAGGTCTGCCCCCTTGAGTAGCATCTGTGGCACTGCCTGTTATATTTTGCGGTACTCTAATGCTATCTTCACCATCTATTGATGGAAACCCTAAACCTACTCTTGCTTCATTTGGTGTTATAATGCCTGTATTAACAAGAGTAGAATAATAAATACTTTGCGTGCGTTCATCTGGTCTAAGTGCAGGTATAGTAAGCTTGTCTGGTTTTATCTGCACACCATTATTAAAAAATAACATAAACGCACTACAAAACTGATTTAAGATTGGCATTACCGTGTGTTGATAAAAGAGCTTTTGATTAGCATCAATATTAGCATTATTTCCACTCTTTAACAGCACGTAAGGCACGCCTAATGCCTTTGCCATATCTTGCTGTATACGTTCAATTGAATTTTCAAAATCAAGCTCTTGAAACTTCACTTGAGAAAACTGATCAATTTTTAAACCACCATCTAAAATCGCCGGATGCCTAGCGTTATCAAAAATAGTGGTATAAGAATTTCTCCAACCTTCTAACAAACGCTCCTTGACTCGTTTACTTAATATGTTATCAGTAGTTAGAACGAATCCTGGAATAGCATTATTCTTAAAAAACTGTCTTTGAAAATTAATCATATAGTAGTAAAGTTCTATTAACCTTAAAAGGGGTTTTAACTTACTTGTGCCTCTAAAAATACTTGTAGTGTTTTCAGAGGTAATATGAATAATTTCATGTGGCTCAAACCTGATAGCTTCACTTTTTCTAGTTTGTTTGTTGTAACCAAAGAAATCAGATGATTGTTGATTGGATACTAAATAATTATAATGATTTACAAAAGTGTGTGGATCAGGTACGACTTCAACATCGTTTGCCGGTAACAAATATAAATCATTACCATCGTAATAAAAAAATGCATTGCCGTCAAGATGAAAATCTAAGAGAGCACGTCTGAAAAAACGAACTCGATCTTCAAATGGATTGGGTCGTATATTTAAAAGTTTATTAACTTTTTTAGCGGGGGTTTGTCCAGTGACTTTAAGCGGTGTATCAACGCAAGCAGCTATAACCATCTCAACTGCACGATGAATTATCTCTATCTCCCGATAGGCTTGTTCAAAGTCAACAATTGTTTCTGGAGATGCGTAAGGCTCAAGGGATGCAATAGATGGTTGAGCGGGATTTAGTTTCTCGCTTAACCATTCTCGCCATCTTGGAGGATCGTTTTTAATTTCAGCCAATTACTTTTTCCCTTTGTAATTCTAACCACTTTTTAACTTTAGGAACTAAATGATTAGAATAATTTTGCCCATAGAGAGTGTGTAGTTTAAGATGGTGAGTTTTGCAAAGAGTGTATAAGTTTTTATTACTTAAAAACTGTTTATAATCTTTTGCAAAAGTAACTCGCAACTGCTTAATAATTTCTACACTTTCCACTTTTTTTAAGTTATGTTCTCTACACCAGGCTTCCCAAAGCTGAGATAGACTATATAAATGATGTAATTCTAAGTTATCTTTACTTCCACAAATAAAACATTTATCGCGAATCTTATAGTCTTTTTTAATATAGTCCCGAACATACTTAATCGGAAATCTCTTTAATACATCCATTTTATTTATTTACCATTAATCTGTCCAACCAATATTTTGAAATTTTTTAATCACATTCCATCTTTTTATAAAATGTTCTTTACTTTTGTTTAAACCGACATCTCCTTCTGGTAAAAACATAAATTGACCCTGAGTTAATTTTAAAGATGTTTGAAATGTACGTTTAATTAAATAACTTACAATTATATCATCACCTCTTTCTGGATAACCCAATTTTTCAAGGTCAGTTTGTATTTCATTTAATACAGATTGTTTTACTAAAATTATAGAACCAACTAAAAAATCAACATTACCAACACTCCAAACATCTTTTAACTCATCATAACTATTAGCAAAAGAAACACCACGTTTACCATATATGCCAGTAATTGGTAAATTTGATTTTACCATATTTTTTATTAATTGTGGAGAAGGTAAAATATCGTCATCAATTATTAATTTAAATTCTTCTGGGTATTCAAAACACCTAATCCACCGCTCCATACAAAAAAAGTTACGTTGGTTATTAATTACGTCAACACCGTTTCCGTAATAAGGTAAAAAGTACTCTGGGTTGTTATTTATGATTGTAATTTTTGGAAAAATCTTTTTTAAAGAAAAAACAATTTTTTTTACATTGTCTGGTCTTTTGTAATTAAGAATGATAAGTCTAAGCATAAATAGAGATGTTACTCATTTTTTGATGTGTGTAAATTGCATAACGCACAGCATCAGAAGGGTGGGAACACCAATCATGAATCGGTTTAGGTTTTTCAGTATTAGGATTCCATTTGTATGAAGACATTGCAGCAAACGTGTGTTGACCACCCTCTAAATCAAAAAATAGATTGTCTTGTTCAATAAGCACTTGCAAAGCAGAAATACCATCATTAACAGACTTGATTGCGTTTTCACAGTAGATGTCATAGTCGTATGCAAAATCTGCTTTTACCTGTTGTGCAGCAGAGTCTATATAAATGTTATCAATGTTCCATTCATCTACTTT